CTATAGCTAATACACACTTACTATACAAATCAATCAACTCGTGTATTGGAGTACTATAATCAGCATACTTAACTTCCATTCCCCAATCTTCTTCAATCTTTTTAGCAAGCTGATTCCACTTAACTAATCCTACAGGATCTTTCCATGTCTTACTTTTACCGCCATACTCTTCTAATGTTTGTTTATGATTTTGTGTTGTATTCATAACAACATATTTTTTACTATAGTCTAAATTTTTCTTTTTGGCATACCAAAAATTATGGAATGGCTCACTGTCATCATAGTTTGTATGATTATAAGATAATTTAGAATTGTATTTGTGATTAATTTTTACTTGATGATAGTTTATAGGTTTAGCTATTTGAGCTAACTCTTTTGCTCTATAATCTAATGTTTCTGGATCACTATCCTTATATTTTGTACCCTTTTTATGAGGCCAATGAAATATAAGTTCTACATCACAACAATTCTTTTGGGCCATTGCATGGGCATAACAGATTGGTGAAACAATATCTCCATAACCAATCTTACCCTTCCAATTAATTTTTATTTGATGATAGTTTATAGGTTTAGCTATTTGAGCTAACTCTTTCGCTCTATAATCTAATGTTTCTGGATCACTATCCTTATATTTTGTACCCTTTTTATGAGGCCAATGAAATATAAGTTCTACATCACAACAATTCTTTTGGGCCATTGCATGGGCATAACAGATTGGTGAAACAATATCTCCATAACCAATCTTACCCTTCCAATTAATTTTTATTAGCTTCATACACCAAAACTCTCTCCACATCCACAGCTGCTAGTTGCGCTTGGATTATTTACAGTTAGATAAGAACCACCTAACTCTGTTACGTAATCAACAACACTTCCTATTATATACATTTCTGCAATTGGGTCAACAAGTAAAATACCTTCTACGTCTCTCCACATTTCATCTAAGTCTTCTTTTTTAGAAGTGCCCCATTTATATTGAAATCCTGCACAGCCACCTCCATCAACGGATAGTGTTACATATTCGCCTTCAGGTTGTACTGTGCTAAGATATTTTTTAGCTGATGGTGTTAATGTCAGCATTATCCCTCCCTAAAGTGAGGTAAATTATATTCTTTTATTTCTTGAAGAAATTCTTCATTAGTTAATTTTTTCTTTTTAAGTTGCATATATTGCTCCTCATATAATCCACACCAATTACAAGGTTCTTTATCTCCGACTTGCATTGTAGTTTTTTCTACATGGCATTCATGTGTCCACATTCTACTTCCCCTAAATTTATCTATTTCCTCTGGTGAATAGCTCATTGTCCATCTCTAACTTCTCCCCTGAGATTTTATTGTTAATATAGATATATTTATTAAAATGGTTTAGGTACTAATAAGGACTCATCAAGCACTTGAAATGCTACTCCTTGACCTAATATACAGGATAATCCATTTGATGTATGCTCTACTATACTGAATGTTTGCATTTGAGGATTAATATACAACGTTGTTAATAGGTTAGGAAAACCCATATAGTTATAATTAATTCCATAAGCTAATGGATCTTCATTTGCACTGCCTTTGATATAATCTTTTATTACTTTAGTATCATTACATGACATAGGTTTCATCATTTGAAATACCTGGCCATATGGTCTCTCCATTGGTTGTTCTATTTTAGGAGCAGATTCTACTTCTTGTGCTAGTACTACAATGGCAGTTGCAAGAGAGCAGCTGCCTAATGTAGTAATTAATAGTAATATGAATATTAATCTCATAATACTATTTATGCTGCTTCAGCTAATTTTACAGCTTTTTCTAATGCTTTAACTTTAACACTTTTATTTAAGCCATACCAAGCTGAAGTCAATCTTGACTCTTGGTTACGTCCTATAACATGATCAGTCATATATGTAACTGCATTATAAGCATTCCACCAACTACCAGGAGCATAATTTGCACCAGGTTGAGTTTCTAATATATCTAATGCGCCTTGTGCATTTCTTGATAAACCTAAAGAAGCTATTTGAGCATCTGATAATGTTTCAGGTACTTGATTAGGATCAACAGGTTTAGCATATCCAGGAAATACTTCTTTCATGTACTCAGCTACAATCTCTTTCTTATAAGATTTAGAACCTAAGAACTTAGCCATCTCTTTGTACTTGTCCATTTTATCTTTAGCAATACCTAAAGTTTCTTTAACCATTTCAGCATCAAATGTAGATCTATGGTTTAATCTAACTTTGTTATCGGTAGCAGTACCTAAAGATAAATTTAAAGTGTTGTTACATACAACTCTTGTTGGAGTAAATCTAATCTCAACACCACGACCATATATGTGTGGGTTAGAGAATAATAAGTAACTATCTACTTTATCTCCACCAAACAATTCAAAAGATTCTGATACTTTAGCAAGTACCCATACCCATTTACCACCTTGAAGTGATCCTGCAGTATGCATCTCCATTGAGCCAGCATCTGTAAATTCTCTAAAGAAGTCAAATGCTTCATGGTTCTGAACTGGATTCCATTTATCTGTAATCATAGTTAATTGTTTTTTATCTGATTCTCTAATTAACATTTTATGATCTGATTTAATCTCAAAGCCTTCGCCCTTACCTATTACAGGTAGTGCTCTTACTTTCCAATCTAATCCTGATTCTTTTAACATCTCGTCTACACTAAGATTATTTGATACTTTAGTACCTAATCCGTGCCAAGGTGTCTCGCCCGCGTATGCCATTGTTTCTACTTGATGTGCCATAATGTATTCCTTTCGTAATATAGCTTGGCTGGTCTAACAAAGACCATTGTCTCCCAAAATGGGTTTAAGTCAACAGTTAATTTAATTAATCTTTTCATATTATTAATATCACATATATTTGTATGTAGGTCAACAACGAACTTCAATTAAATTTCTGCTTCTTCTTTATTAGCATTGAAACATGTTGCAGATGATTCAAAAGCTCTATCTCCAAAGCTAAATTTAACTTTTTCAAATTGTGATGCTCTTTCCTCACATACTTTTTGTGAAGGCATATCGATAGTAAACGATCCTGACTCCATTTTCTCATCAGCATTATAAAATGCAAATGCTATGATTAATACCCACGCTTCCATTATTTTGCAACTTGTTTAGGGTTACGCATTTCATAGCTTGATCTGGTTAAGAGTAATTTCTCAACTAACTCTGTTAAGAATAGAAGTCTTTGCTCAAGCTCACTATTCTGGGATTGAAGTTCTTGTACTTCGCTCATTAAGTCATCAATGTTATACATAATTTAATCCTTTCATTTAATATACCTTATTGTACTACCATTTTCATTATCGGGCAACAATTAATTTAATTATTTTTGCTGTTGTCTTAGGATCTATTATAGCGCATATTAAACATTATAGATAGGAGTTTAAAATGATATTAGTTGACCTTAATCAGGTAATGATATCAAACTTAATGGTTCAATTAGGTAACCAAGCAGGTGAATTAGACGAGAACTTATTTCGTCATATGATACTTAATAGCTTGAGATCTAATAGAAGTAAATTTACTGATAAGTTTGGTGAATTAGTTATTTGTTGTGATGATAAAAACTTTTGGAGAAGACAAAGGTTTCCATACTACAAAGCTAATAGAAAGAAATACAGAGAAGAATCTACAGTAGATTGGTCTACTGTTTTTAATACTTTAAATAAAGTACGAGAAGAAATAAGAGATTATTTTCCATACAAAGTAATTAAAATAGATACAGCAGAAGCAGATGATATTATAGGTACTATTGTTACAAAATATCATAATGCTGAACCTATATTAATACTATCAGGTGATAAAGATTTTATTCAGTTACATAAATTTAAAGGTGTAAAGCAATATGATCCAGTACACAAAAGATACTTAAAAGATAAAAGTCCTGAACAATACTTAATAGAGCATGTAGCTAAAGGTGACAGAGGTGATGGTGTACCAAACTATCTTTCTGCTGATGATACTTTTGTAATAGAAGGTGGTAGACAGAAACCTATGCGCGCTAAATATATTGATATGTTAGGTGATAATATAGAAGATGTAGAGAATAAGTTTGAGGATGAAGAACAAAAACGTGGTTGGTTAAGAAATAGAATGCTTATTGATTTGGCCTATATACCTCATGAGATTCAATCAAAAGTGGTAGAATCATTTGATCAACCAACTAACGGTAGAGATAAATTGTTTAACTATTTTGTTAAACATAAACTGAAACATTTAATGGAAGATATAAGCGAGTTTTAAACATGGCAACATTAGGATTAGCAGAAGCACTTAAAGGTGCTAGAGAAACAAAAAATGTTACACTAAAAGTGGAAGCATTACAAAAGATACCAGAAGATACAAAGCAACAACTTTTTGGTGTATTTCAATTAGCATATAGTGATAAAATAAGATGGGTATTACCAGAAGGTGATCCTCCTTACAAGCCTCTGGAAGAAAGTTCAGATGCACAAGGACGTCTTATTATGGAACTAAAAAACTTTAGTTATTTTATAGCTAGAGTAGAAGATAAAAAGATTGTACCTGTTCAAGGTAACATACCTATGATAAAACGTGAAAATTTATTTATTCAAATACTTTCATCTATACAACCAGAAGATGCTGAGCTAGTTTTACAAATGAAAAATCGTGAGATTAAAGGTGTAAGCAAAAATGTAGTAGCTAAGGCATTCCCAGAGTTGGGGTTGCAAGATGCCAACGTATAGTTTTAAGAATACAGAGACAGGTGAGGAGTTTGAAGAATTCATGTCTATGGCTGAAAGAGAAACTCTCCTTAAAGAGAACCCAAAGATAGAACCTATGTTAACAACACCTGCTATTGTATCGGGTGTTGATGGGTTGCGTAAACCGGACGATAGTTTTAGAGATATACTTCGTAACATAAAAAAGAAACATAAGGGTTCTGATTTGAAAGGTTCCCCTAATCAAAATACTATGAATAAAAATGCAGACTTTTAAACATAGAGATGATATAGTACTTCAGGATTTAAAAACAAAAAACATAAATGGCAAACGTCATTATGTAACTCCTAACGGTAACTATCCATCTGTAACATCAGTCACATCATTAGAGTCAGCTGAGGGTATAAAAGCCTGGCGCGCTAAAATTGGTGAAAAGAAAGCACAAGAAATTATTACTAAAGCATCTACTAGAGGTACTAAGGTTCATAAGTTGTGTGAAGATTATATTAATAATATTTCTGAGGAACGTGATGATCCTGTGTTTACTTCAATAAAGCGTGAACTAGATTATAACCTAGGTACAATATATGCTGTTGAAGCACCTTTATATAGTGATGAACTAAGAGTAGCAGGAAGAGTAGATCTTATTGCTGAATGGGGTCCTGATCCAGATAATAGAAGTTTGGCTATAATAGATTTTAAAACATCTACAAAGGTTAAAAAAGAAGAGTGGCTTAAAGGATACTTTATGCAAGAGTCTGCTTATGCCTATATGTTTTTTGAAAGAATGAAACAAAAAAAAGAGTTTGCAATTAAAAAAATAGTTACTATTATTGGTATAGATCATAAAGGGCAGGCTGATGTTAAAGTAAAAAATCCAGGAAAATATATAGATAATTTTATAGAATTGAGAGATCGGTATGAAAGGTCTCAGAATAAGTAGGTGAGTTCCCCCATATATATTTGTACATCTTATCTTTGACTTTAGGTTCTACATTCTTATATAAGTAACCACTTATTACCACACGTGTAATATCACTATCCCATGGAGTACCTGTATGGTATTCATCCCAATCAAACACACACATTCTATTAGGTTTTATTTGACATATATCAGGTGTATCTTTTTCGTTTTTCCAACGTCCATAAAATTCTGTATTACCACCCCATTCTTTTTTCCATTCTGGTACACAATAAAATAATATTCTTTTCATTTGATCTTGTTTACCAATATATTGATCTTCAAAAAAATCATAATGAGGTGTATGTGAGAAGTCTTTTGGATGCATTAACACACCGACAAAGTCACTATAAATTGTATAATCAGGATATAACAATTTCCATTTAGATATTAGATCAGGTACCATAGGCATTGGAAATCTTGCTAAAGGAAAATAGTCTATTGGCTTTAATCCTCTATGCTTTAATACCATATTTTGTAATCTAAGTGTTGGTGATCTATGTTGAAATTTCCATTTGTTAGTAGTAAAATATTTGTGTAATTCTTCTACTCTACCTTCAGGTAATACATTATCAATTATTTCCATCTACAAAACCACCTTTGTCTATCCACCATTGTAAATTCTCTTCGTTAACTTTAAATATTATTTGATCTGTATGAAATAAATGAGATGTTCCCAACTCTGTCCATATAGGAGGTATCCCTCTTCTCTTACAGTACTTAGCTTCATTAAATCTAGTTATCCTTGCTACCTTATCCATATGCGGACTACCTTGTGGAGTAGTAACACCTGTTAAAAATAATCTTTTAGCACCTAACGACTTTGCCCATCTTATTTGAGGTATAGTTAGATATTTAACATATAGATTATGTCCAGCATATTTACTTAAAGGAATAGTATTATAATATTTTGGTAGTACAGCAGATCTAAAATATAATCTAAAGTCACCATCTTTAACTATAGATGTGGCATTACTAGCATATAATTTTTGACAACCACTAACAGACGCTATTTCACCATTAACAAATATTAACCAAAATTTTACATTTGAATCTCTTAGCTTCATAGCTTTAAGTGATTCATTTAATGTAAAACCTAACTTTTTACACTTATTGCAAAATATTATTAGTTCAGGTTTATACTCCTCTGAGAATTCAACTACTTCTACTTTAAGATTTTTTTCTGTTAAAGATTTTGTCAAATGAGGTATAGCCATTTGCAATAATCCTTCTATTTTTGTTACTCAATACTATATCATCACTCTGAAGTTCTTGAAACATAATTACTAAATCTTGATAAAAATGGAGTATGTCACCTTCTTCCCAAGATTGTAAATTAACTTGTAATCTTGAAGTTTGTTTTAACTGCTCTTCGTGCTTTGCCCATTCTTGTATACTAGCCATTATTTAATATTCCTTTTAACATAGCTTCCCATTGCATAGCTCTTGTATCCCAATTATAAAAACCATTAATATAACGTCTCTGCATATCTAATCTATCTTTCATAAACTTTTGATCAACCATTGAACATGCACTAAGCAATTGATCTGCAAACCTATTACAATGTGTAGGATGATCTTCTGTCATAGGGTACATCATAGTCCAATTACCTGCTGTTTCAGGCAAAGCAGCATATGCACTGTGAACACATAATAAACCTGCTGACATGGCTTCTAGAAGTGCTATACATGATGTCTCAGCCCAAATAGACGGGTACGCGAAGATGTGCATCTTCTCTAATTCTTTTTTCATTTCTTTATTTGATAGTGTGTTGTGATATGTAATATTATCATGTTGTCTACATCTATCAAACAACTCTAAATATGGTTTATTTCTTTCTGGCCATCCATATATGTTAAAGTCTGAATACACATGAAGATGAACTGGTTTCTTCAATGATTTAAACTCATTCTTGGATAGATGTTCAAATACAGGAATAAGAAGTTCAAGTCCTCTATGAGGTGTTGTATGATAACATAAATTAATTACATCATCAGGTTTCTTATGTTCTGGTATAGGTTCAATAGCATTTTGTAGTACTATACTTTTACTATATGGAATGTTTAAATAATTTTTAAATTGTTGTAATTGCCAATGACTAACAAATACTAATTGTGCAAATTTTAGATCTTCTGCCTTTACATCTTTCAGGTGCATAGTTTCTGGATCACCTGCAAGATCATGGTTCCATAATATTGGAATACGATCTGGATCTATATCTCTTACTCTTGATGGTATAATTTGAAATTTGCTAAGAAGGTCATCATCTAGCCTATCGTGTAGAGCAAATTTCATTAGCTCTGTACCACCTCTAGCTTTTCTATCGATCTCATTTATCTCAGGTTGAGTAAGATCTTTTTTATCTTTCTTTTTAGATTTCTTTGAATCTAGTATCGTCAAACTCATAATATATCTCCATAATATTATATTGCGGAACCAGCAGTTCCTATCATAGCCATTTCTTCTGTGTAGTCTAATAAATCTGTGTAGCCTCCTATATGATGCTCTCCATCAAATATTTGAGGATATGTAAACATATTTTTGTCTATCTTTTCTGCTAATTGATGCATTGTTTTTTCATCACGTGGTATTTCTTCAAACTTAATATTTAATCTTTTCATTTCTGCTTTGGCCATATCACAATAATTGCAGGCCTCTCTAGTATATATAGTGTACATTTAAATCCTCTTTTTGTTAACTGCTAAATCAAATCCACAAAAGCACATATCATATGGACATACCATAGGTTTATCTGCCCATTGTATCTCTTCTGGTTTATTTATGTTACCTATACTACTATGCATATCGTAAGATCCATGACAAACACCTTTAAAAATATTACCGTTAGGAGCAATATGAACACCAGTCATACCTGTATCACATAACCATCCTTTAAAATTATTATCACCTTTGTTTATTGTATCTCTTATCCATCCATGAAACTCCCAAGGTCCTTCATGTACTTCTGTATCATCTATTGTTACTTTAAGATCATGTCCCCAATTATCTCTAATAGAATTTTTTCCTGCTTTACCTATTGATATATGTTTCCACATTTCTTCTTGTTCTTTAGTATAACCAATTTGATACTTTACATTTTTCATATCATTTATTCTTGAAGTTTGTATATTAATTCTACTGTGACTCAAATTAGGATAATATAACATATCTAAAATATCTAAGCAATGATTAAAATGTTTTGGATCCATCATTAGAGCTACGCTCATTATTACATAATCTTTTAACTCGTAAACTTTATCAAACCATAACTTTCTTTTTATATCTGTATCAATTACATTAGGATGATAACTTGCTAATATGTTATTAACCCCTAAATCTTTATAGAAGTCAACTGATTTTCCTAAATTAGATATTAAACCTAAATTCCAATCTGGATTATCTTTAAATTTTTTTGCAACTTTATGTATATGTGGCCACTGTGTTGGTTCACCACCTGACATCTCCACATAGCCTTTACCAAAATGATCAAATAATTTATCTAAGAACTTATCTGTAGCTTCCCAACTATACGTATCTTTAGATCCACCCCATGTAGTCTCAGGACAATACCAACACTTAAATGGACAGTAATCGTTAACAGTCCACAAAATCATATTATAATTTTCTACTTCAATTTTATTCATTAATTAATTTACTGAGTTCTGGAAAAGTATCTTTAAAATTAGTACCTCTAACTTCATCAAGTTTTTTAGTATATTGTAATGTATGTTCCCAGTGTTTAGACATATCTTCACTATTCATAAAATCCTTTATACAAAATACATTATCTAATTTATCTTTGGCAGCTGCTCTTCTTCTATTGAAAGGTGATCTAATATCAATAATACCAGGTTTAACTTGATCAGGTAAATTATCACCAAAGCTAAATTCTTTTGTACTACCTTCATCAAATCTAGCAGCTCGAGATTCACCCCACTCGCTATGTTTAGTAGCATATATTGAAATATTACGCTCCATAGATTCAAACCAATCTTCATATTTTTTTGTTATCTTATCTTTTATTTTTTGTGGAAACACTTTACAATTTAAATGACTAGGCCCATGAACATAAGCAATTGTAAAAACTCCATTACCAGATGAATTATGTCTACAAAGTTTTTTATAATTCTGCTCTAATAACCAATCAGCAAAATCAGGCATATAGAAAACATTATATGCATTTACAGTTGATATAATTCTTGGTATAATGTTATCAGCAGAATCTTCTAATTTTTCTATATTGTCTAATATGTCATTCCAATGACCAGGGTACCGTATATAATTATTTTTGTTGCCCCAACTATCCATAGAAATACAAATATCAATTGCTTTAAAATGTTCCCATAACTTTAATATTTTTGGAGACATTACAGTACCGTTTGTATGATATCTTATTGTTATATTTTTACTGTAACCTTCTGCAATACATCTTTCTAATAAACGAGTATGTTGTTCCAGTAGTAAAGGTTCACCACCAGCTATAATCATATGTTTAACATTAGATAACAATGGTAAGAATTGATCGTCCCAAAAACTTTGATTTTCTACCCACGAAAATTTTTCTTTGAAACCTTTGTATATATCTCGTATAGATTTATTTGTAGTATTGGCACCTGGATTGGCACCTGGTACTTCATTCATCTCTTGTGAGAATCTTACCCATTGACTGCTATCTTTTGGTCCACACATTACACATTTTAGATTACAAGTATTACCTAATCTAAAATCAAACGTAATAGGTTTGGTATCTAAATAACCATCACTTTGTGTTTTAGCCACTAGTTGATCTATAAATTCTTTACCCACAGAAGGTTGTATGGCTGATGGTGTACCAATCTCCCAAATATGATTCTCCACCACTCTATGAGAGTTTATACCCGCTCTCTCTTCCGAATAACACTTACCACAGGCAGCATTTTCTCTACCAGCAAGCATATCTAATCTTGCTTGTTTATAATGATCACTATTCCATATATCT